TGTTCAACCTTGGTTAGCTCAATACCCTCATCATCAAAAGAAATGAAAGCTACGCCAGTTGTGCCACCCGGGTCAAGGCTCAGTATTTTCATAAAACGCTTGAGACTTTTCTGTGAATTGTAGAGCGTGGGATTCCAGTTATCTTAGCAAGCACATACTGAGATGTCCCGTCCAATACTATTCTGCTGACCCTGCTCCAATCAATCTGCCCTATGTTGTTCTGAAAGATCAGACCTCGCATTAACTCAAGATGTTCTGGGTTCAGCTTTCCGCCAGTCTTTGAATCCCTCTGGACAAGTCTGCTTACATAAGACGGGCTCTTTTTGCATATCAAGCTTATCTGCCTAATTGAAAACAAGCCACTGCTGGCTAGTCCCTCTAGGGTTTCTTGCATTTCTTCTGCCGGCATACTTGACCACGTGTCTCGCAGCTTTATAGCTAATGCCAATGACTCTAAATTATTTTGTTCCATTATACTTGCGTCTCCAAATAGGTTTTACTGTTGTCTACATACATACGGATTCGTCCCTGTGAACGCAGTGACTCAACCATCTCATCGAACTCACGCTTCCTCTTTGAGCCAAAGCGCCTGAACACCTCATCAAAGCGAACCTTGCCGCCCTTGTTGGTAACAAAGGACTCAAGCTCGTCAAGCTCTCTCTGCCACTCGGATTCGCTAATTGACTGAGCCATTCGCACTAGGTTAGTGAACCACTGCTCTGCATAGTGAATAGCTATCAGAAGATGTTTCAGTTCAACTCTGTCAGACTTCTCATACATTGCAAGCAGCACAGCTGCCTTCCAAATAGATAGGGCAAGTCTCTGTCGGCTTGGCTCGATACTGTCTTCGTTTGGGTGACCCTCTGTGAATACACCCATGTCCCACTTGAATTTATTAAACCTGTTTAGCGCTTCATCGGTCATGCGAACCGGTCTAGGGAATGGCGCACCCTTTTTTTCCCAGTAAAGCTTGCTCTGGTAAAGAGACTGCACAATATCGTCCATCTCGTGATCTTGAAACGATACGGTCTCATCCTCTGGTGCCTGCTCGATAGCTTCTTTCTCAAAAGTTCTCTCAGGGGCATCCGCAATAACGTAGAGGAATCGTGCCAAGAAACCACTACGGAAATAATCTACAGTCAGAATCTCAGACACTTTGCTTGTTATGCCCATCAAGTACATTATGAAGTTAGTCTCTGCTCGTTCGCTCTGTACGGCCTTGCCGGCAGTTGTCCCACCAGTAGAACGAATAACCACTGGCACAGAGCCATCGTAAAGCTCTGTAAACTGATCAGCTGCGTTTGCCATGTAAGTCTTGGTCATAAACTCTTTAAACATACCCTGAACTTCATCTCGGTGAAACATAGATGTCAGTCCGTCACGAGCACCTAAATGCTTTACAAGACCTTCGGCGGTGACGTTAGAACCGATATCAATCTGGTATCCCACGTACCGCTCATAAGAACGAAGCATACGCAGCATAAGCTGCCTGCTTGTAGACTTACGGCTCAAGGTTGTCTCACCCAGAACCATAAACCAAAGGTTTAGCCCTAGCTTCCCGTACTTAGGAGTTCCGTGACCAGTGTCGGAGAAGGCAGAACTCAGTAGAGTAAAGGCAGAAGCAATCTGAAATTCAACGGCACCGTCAGTCTTCTTTTTGGTCCAAGCAACATACTTATCTATAAAGGTAGTAGAGCTGCTGACAACAGAGCGCTCCTCCTGAGTCAAGAAGTCAACCTCACGCTTTTCTTCTGTGTTAAAGTCTTCTATTGGGTCTAGTGGCTGGTCTGGAATCTCGTGGGACTGCTCGGCTCTTTGGACCTCACGCCACAAGTCACCATCTGCATCAGCCCTCTTGCCTCGCTCAGCGCTGTGATACTTGTTGCACTTAGCCTGCCTTGCAACTACAAACACTTCTTCTGCTGTAAGTTCAGCCCTGAATAGCTCAAGCTCAAGTCTCCAGAGCCTCTTTGACCAGTCAGCTCCGACAGGGGGTTTCTCTGTATAGAGAGACATAATGTTGCCGCTGGCAGGTATCTTACCCAAAACCTCAATCACAGCAGGAAGCTCCTGTGGGGCTTCTGTGCTAGCTACTGCCTCAGGGGCAGCTGCCACCTTTACGTCAGCGTAAACGCTCTCTAGGTCACCGATTGAGTAGACCAAGCCCGAGATGTCAAAGACCTTGACATCTTCGTGGTTCTCATACTTGGTGTTCTTGGTTCCCGGCACTCGCAATAGTTTGGTTGGGTTCCAGCCAGATATGTCACAGCCTTCGTCCCTGTGGGCATAGGCAATCTTCTTAGCCAAGTTCGAAGCCCTTGTAGGGTCTGCTGGGGACTCTAGCAACCAGTATGAGTGCCAGCGCCCTTCTGAGGTCTGCACAGAGATGCTGGGAGGCATACGGAAATTGTCTGGGTGACAAGTGTCTGAGTCTGTGTAGATTGATCCTATAGACTTTGCGTTTTCCCTAATCCTGCGCTCTTCATGAAACAGGATTGGTGAGAAGTAAACATCGCCTTCAGCGTGAGCTTGGGCATAGGCGACTACTTCATCTATCTCATCTGGGTAGCTAAAAAACTTCTGCACAGTCGGTTGACCGTTTTTATCTTTAGTTACAATCGTGGCGTATCCAGAACCAGTTCCCAGAACCGCCTCAATAAATTCGTGTGTCTTCATTCCACTCTCCTGTCGTGCCCTTCTAGGAATCGAACCTAGATACCACCGAACGAAGAAAAGGAGGGGGAGCGGTAGCACCAGCAAAGGCTTGTTGTGCGTTTTTTCAGAGACGCACCCCTCTGTTTTTGCCCGTTGTTACCAGACATCTCCATTGGGCTCAGTTGCGCCCTTTGATGATGAAGCTGTTTCCGAAGAAAACTTCACGAAACCCGATACGTTGTTGTCTGCAGGGTAGGAACCTTCGCCTTCACGAATAGTTACTTTTACGTCAATAGCCTTGCCAAGAACCTCGTTTACCTCAGGAACCTTGAACTCGCCCTTGACATCGTAGTCAAGTGCACCGAAGAAGCTCTGTGTCTTCCAGAAGTCACCAGCTACATACAGTGGAATGTATGCAAATAGGCGACGGTTCTCATAAGAACCTTCGGTTACTCGTAGCTGGACATTCCAGCGTGGCTTACCTGCATTATTACCGCCACGAACTTCCTCGGCTTTTGCCTCAAAGATCGTACACTGGTAAGTGCCTGCTGGAATCGGACCTAGGTCCGTAGTTGGTGCTGACTGAACTGCGTCTGCTGGGACGCTAATTGTAAAGCTCATTTCTTAGCTTCTCCTATCTTCTTGATTGTGTCTATTAGTTTCTTCATTGATGGGTCTTGAAGCTTAGCTGGCAAACCAAAACGGTTTCCACTAACCAACCTGTCAGAGCCCTGAAGTATAATCGAACGCTTGACTGTATCGTCATTACGCTCGCTTGTCATATAACCGATGATGTCAGGGATTGCTGGCAAAGTGCTTCGCATTGAACCCGGCAACATAGGCACAGTCTTCACTGCGCCGGTGGTCTGGTCTTTCTCATCTTGTGCGTGAGCAACAAAGATAGCAAGAAATGGTGCGTGGTGCAACTTACGGATTGAGCTGTTAGCCCACTCCTTCAGGTCTGCCCACTTACCAAATGGGTTCTTTACGTTGTCAGCCTTTTCCTCAAAAACCTTCTCAGCACGATCCATCGCAACACCTAGGGTGTCTAGAATAACCGTCTTGTATTTGTGCTCCTGAGTAGTTAGTTGCTCAATAGCTGAGTCTAACTGCTGGTGTGTTCCAACGTGAAGAACGTCTACATCTTTCCAGTCTCGAGCGATAGCCGAAGCTCCACCCTCAACATCGATTAGCAGAACCGGGCTAAGGGCGGCCACCTCACTAGCCGAAGCGGCCAGCCAAGTCTTACCGTTCTTAGGGTCACCGTAGATCAGGATTGACTTAGGTGTGTTTAGAGCTTCGGCCTTCGTGATTGCTTTCGCAAAGGCCAGCTCTGGGAATTTTGTCTCTGACAATTTTTCCTCCTACTTTCTTGTGTTGTTTTTTATGTTAGCACGAATGTGTCCCAAGTGCAAATAAAGACGGCGTGTCTTACATTCCCATTTTGCATCTGAAGCAGTGTGCGTGGCGGTCAAAGTCCTCTAGCTCAGCGCCAGCCTGTATCGCACCCCACAGTGCTTCAAGTCTTTTCCATAGTGATACTGCAAAGCCTTCATCGTAAGCGAAGGTATGCGCCCATACATCAGACTCCATAGTTCCATCTCTGTTGATGAACACTAAGCTTAGGTTTTCTACTTCTACACCTTCTTGCATCATTCCCCAAGCGTAGAGCTGGGTCTGAGCCATATACTTCATAATGGTGTATTCGCTCTCGGCATCGTTAGGTGCTGAGCCGTCTACAAACTTCTGTAGCTTGGCGCTCTTCTTGCGAGTAGATGTCTTCCAGTCAATCAAGTGGTTCTGTGCTGGAAGCATTAGGTCTGGCTTAGAGCTGATAACCCCATAGCCTTCAATCTCACCTAGTCGGATCTTCTTCTCAACAATGGCACCTTCTAGCTCTGGTATCAGACTGGTATCACTTTTCTCCACAGCGTCTTCGAGTAGCATATGAACCGCTGTGCCGATCTTTGCGCCTAGCCAATACTTAGAAGACGAGTCTCCGGTAAGCACCATAGCCATCGCTAGGTGGTAAGTGCAGGGGTCGCTAATCTGACTAGCGCCAACCTTCTTTTGCTTGTCTCTCTCGGTCTCTTGTCTAAAGAGCTTTACTGCAAGCTCCTGAACCTGTGAGTTATACATTCGATGGTCTCCCTATTCTCCTCAGTGGTCTCATCCTCTGACGCTCTGTTGCTGTTGTGCCACCCCAGATGCCATAAACTTCGGTGCGCTTTAGCGCATACTCTAAACACTCTAAAGATACTGGGCAAATTTTGCAAATTGCCTTTGCTTGCTTTGTTGTAGTGTTACCCTCTGGGTAAAAAATTTCTGGGTCGGTCTGAGCACAGACTGCTTCCTTGTGCCACTCTAGCTCATCGTTAGCCATATCTGCTAGATAGCTTTTCATCTTATCTTTAGCTTCGTTCAAAACATCTCCTCTATGTGTTGTGCGCTGGTGAAATTCACACCTCCCCAAATACCATACTCTTCATTGTTTGCTTTTGCAAACTGATAGCATTCTCGAAGAAGTGGACACTTGTGGCACAGTTCTTCCGCCTCGTCTTGACTGACCGTGTAAGGTTCATCGATGTAAGGCGTTGGGTTCTTTTGGCAGGGCAAGGTTTCGCTTGCTCTGACACCTCTCTGAAGCTTTTGCCATTGCTCCGAAGCTTGTTGTTTGGGTATCAGTAGTGCTTCATCAATGCGAGGTTTTTGCGCCATAGACCTATTGTTTCAAATAAATCTTGTAATAGTAGATCAATAGCGCTGTGTCGCAAAATGAAACTTATAAGTTTTTTGCTATTTAGTTATAAGTTTGTCTTGTTGAAGTCTTCGTATCTCATCTTTTACATAGAACAGAGCCTTCTCCAAGTCCTGAATGTGAGCATCCTCATTCTTGATTCCAGCTCTCCACAGATATTTGATTGCGTTACCGGTGTTGAAGTTCATATGTCTTGTGACTTCAATGGCTTCAATCCCGGAAGGGTGGCTAGTGTAATGTCTTGGGTGATTTACCGCTTCGCTCATTCCTGTTCCTCTTTCGCGTCGCATAGACATCTGTTTAGGTGTTTTAGGCAGGTTGGACATTCTTCTACCTCGGTGTTCCAGCCCGATTCAATGCTGTAGATCATTTCTCTACCTGCTCTGCATTTATTCTCTTGACCGCTGTTCTGACTATTCTCATAGAGTATCCGATGTCTCGGAACTCAAGTGGCAATTGCTCTAGTAGCTTGACTATTCTTCTACGCTCAGCCAAAATACCAATCTCATAGGCGTGTTGTGCATTAGTAGCAATCAGATCGTTGATGTCACTCATTTTGTTTCTCCTCTCAAACTTACATTCATCTTCAGTTGGTCGGTGACCAACTTGCTTAGCTGTCCTTCATCATATGTATCTTCTGCAATAATGTCAAAACTCAACACCGACTGCTTTTGTCCCTGCCGGTCTAATCGACCTGCAGCCTGTTCGTTCAGCAGTCTGTTATCGTCCCTGCTCAACCAAATCACAGTGGAGCAACGCTCCTGCAGTCCGTCAGTTCCTTCACCGATGGCTGAGATAACCGCAACTATAAACCTAATCTCACCAGAGATAAAAGCTTCAAGCGCTTGGTCTCGAACCGGTTGAGGCTTAGCGCCTGACCACTCAAAAGCCTTGCCATACTTGTTGTTCAATCTGTGTGTTACAACCTTTGCAAACTTCTGCGAATGCGTTAGTAGCAACACAGGCTCGTTCTCGGGGAGGTCACCTAGTATCTGGTCAACCTCATCGAGCTTGCTGGACTTGCAATCGTCAGCGAAGTGAACTACCCCTTCGTCGTCGATGCTGGGAACTCCAAGA